TTAGATCCTCGCCCAGGTGGTTTTTGATAGAGTAGTGCCACCTGAAACTACTACGTCTGAGCTATAAGGCTCTACACAACCTTGAATAAGGTTCTGTAGGAGTCTTTGTGCAGCAGACCGGAAAGGAGAGAACTGCGTCCTCTTATAGAGGACAGTCGTTCTGGCTTCCCAGGCCTGATGGTGCTTATGCCAGCGAAGTTTTGCATTGTTTGCAAAAAATACTGGTTTTAACACCATAGACGTGCGACTAATTCCTGAGAACGATGGATGAGTAGTTGGTATGTTACCAACAACTGACTCTATTGTATCCCAGATAAAATTAGAAGCACGCCAGAAACCGGAATCGAATAGCAATCTTGCTGATTCTGATAACCGGTAACACGTCTGCCTAGTCAGGCGACCTCGCTGGTACGGGACGCGAATCTTGACGGGAGTGACGTCTGCACCTTTGTAGGCGTCACAGCCGCAAGATTCGCGAAAATAACCCCGTACATAGCACTTGTCTCTGTTAACTTGAAGCCCGAAGGCTTCAAGGGCAGTGACAACCGTCTCGAAGTGTTCACTTGGGACGATAATATCGTCTCCATAAGTGTACACTTCGCGGACGTCGCGTGCGCGACGCTGAGTTTTCAACCCAATCGACGCACAAGCTAGAGAATGAAAGACTAACGCTTCAACGGGAAAGCATAAAGCTGAACCCATTGGGGCATATTTCTTCATCTCTAGAAGCCTACCATCTGGTAGGAGCGTCGACTCTGATCGAAGTGCCATGAGATAAGGTAACAGAAACTCTGGAAAGAGCATCTCTACCAAACTCTTAGACACTCGGTCAGAAGCATCTTTTAAATCGATGGTGCAGTACTCTCGGTTTCTTGAACCGAAAAGCGCTAGACTACGATTTATGGTCTGATCAGAGAAATTGAGCTTACCCCGTGTTACAGGGTGTTGCTCCAATCTCCGGACCATCTTTACGGCCAAACCTTGCTGCATATATTGCATCAAAGCTGGCTCGCAAGATATGATGCGGGGTCCGCGTGAATCTTTGGGGACTAATACAACTCTTGCAGGGCCTAACGGTCCTGGAGGTATATTATCCTGCAATTCTTCACTCGGTAGTTCAGCGAAGTCCGACCCGAGAAAATATTCTCGGAGTGGATAACACTGATCGATTTTAGCCGGGATATGAGAAATATCGTATTTCCCCCTCCCGATTTTTCGATCAGCTGTAGCACCAGGTCCGTGTCTCGGAAGAACATCTTCAGGATCAAAATTCCTGAAAACTTCCGCTATCAAGGTACGTGAGCTCTCCAGGTATGTATCCGGCGTTTGACCGGAGCCAGCCAAGATAGAACACGCGAGCCTTGTAACCTCTAATGAGGTTCCCGGCAACGAAGCGTCGACATCCATGAAATCGCCCTAGCACGTCTTGTGCTAGACCGTCCTTCAAGGGAATCTCGAGCTTATATGCTAGGTAGCACACTTGTCGGATTGCGAGTATAGCACGAGTGCTATACCAGCCAAGAGATCCATGAACATTAATGGATACTCTGGCTGCAAATGTCCGGCACGGATCTAGTATACCCGATATCGGTTCGAAGATGGCCGCGAATAGTTCCGACATAAAAGCCGGAATATTCCACCGCTCCCCGGATTTTCTCTTACGAGAAAATTCGTTAGGAACGATGAGGCAGCCCGTCTCGAGCGCTTTATCAAAGGCCTTTCCCAATTTGGGGAGAGTCTTTGTAAAGAATCCGAGACCTTCGGATTGAACGCGTGATTCAAGGGTTTCAACATCTTTTGCGAATTGTCGCTTGAGGTGCTGGGCCCAATCACGTGAACGACCGACTTCAGGCATACACGCGTATGCGTCAGAGAGGATGTTCCGTAAAGCCCCACT